AGGCTTGCTGCGGCTGCTGCCAGGTTTCTGCCTGCGGGTGCCCTGTCCTGGCATGAGCGCTTTGCCTTCCTTGGCGTAGATCCCGATGGTTCCAGTGGGTCTACCGGGGACAGGGTTGCGATCCCGTCGGAATTGCAACGTTTGTAAGTGGCGGGGACAGGATGAAACACCGCAAAACCGGCTAACCCGCACAGCCCGCACGACCGCACTCCCTTCCAAGGACGGAGACCACCCGCACGGACGCGTGACCTATCCCTTATGTGGAGGATCACGCACCATGACGCTCAACGCCTTTCTCGACACCGTGTACGTGCCGCTCCGACTGCGCGGCAGATCACGCGAAAGTGTCCGCCTGTTGCGGCACGCCATCACGCAGTTTTCAAGGTGGCTCGGACGACCGGCGCTCCTCGAAGACCTCGAGGACCTGACCGTCAGCCAGTTCCTCGCTGTTCGCGGCCAGCGGCTATCGCCCAACAGCGTCGCCCGCGAGCGGTCAGGGCTCTTGGCCCTGTGGAACCTCGCCCAAGGCCGGGGCCTCGTGAAGCTCCGCCCGTCGGTCTCCCCCGAGCTTGTGCCGCAGTCGACGCCGCGAGCGTTCACGACGGACGAGTTGGCTAGGCTCGCCGATGCCGCACGGCAGGCGAGCGGCTGGGTCGGGCCGGTGCCGGCGTCCGTGTTTTTCCCGGCCTTGGTTGCCGTGGCACTAGAGACCGGCGAGCGGATCAACGCGATCCTGTCGACGCCCCGCATGTGCTGGCGTCGTCCGACGCTCACGGTGCCGGCCCACGTCCGCAAAGGCGGACGCCAGGAGCGGGTCTACGAGCTGTCGCCCGAGGCCTGCGACCTGGTCGACCGCGTGGCGGCTCACACCGGTCCGACGGTGTTCTGGTGGGTCGCGTCTGGCACAGCGTTGCGGAAACGCTGGAAGACCATCACGCGGCGTGCCGGGCTTGGCGACGGCCGTGACGTCCAGTTCCACGCCCTGCGTCGGTCGACGGCGTCGCACCTCGCAGCGGCCGGCTTCGACGCCACCGCATTCCTTGGCCACTCGTCCGACCGCATCACGCGGCGGTCCTACCTCGACCCGCGAGTTGTGGACGCCGGCCGCCCCAAGGCGTGGCAGGCCATGCCGCGAATTTTCAAGCCCGATGACCACGAGCCGCCTGCTCGCACTGCCTGAGCCAGTAGCGTCCCCAAACGGGTCCGAAGTTGCGATCCCCCGCGTCCATCCTTGCGGGTCGTGCCGGCCAAGGCCAGACTGCCGCCATGCGGATCGACACCGACGACTACGTGACCTGCACCCACGCCGCCAAGCTGGCCGGCGTGTCGCGGCAGTGGATGCGGCGGCTGGCCGAGGACGGGAAAGTGCGGTCGGTCGTGATCGACGGCCTGCTGTTCGTGCACAGAGGCGACGCACTCAAGTTGTCAGGTGACAAGGGCCGATGAGTAGGTTGTCACTTGACAACCAAGGCTATGGAGGGCCACCATGTCGATTGAAGTGTGGGTAGAGTTGGTGTTGCTGGTGTTTAGGATTTTGGCAGCCGGTCAGGCTTTCTAGGAGGACAAGGACATGTGGGCAGATGTCATCAACACGCCGCAGGCGCGGATCGTGGACGCGTTGGAGATGTACCTGGCTGCCGACGCCGTCGTGCGAGAATGCGTCGCAGCTGAACTGCTGGGCTGCGAAACGCCGGAGAGCTACGACAGCCTGGAGCGAGCTGCCGTCATGCAGGGCGAGGGCTCCTTCGACTCGACGAAGCTCGAGGTCGTTGGCAAGCAGGTCTCGGCGATCTTGTGGACGTTGCGTCAGGCGGGAGTCACCGCAAACGGAACACCAGCACGGGCTCGGTCTTAAGTCCGCCGGACTGAACGTTTGACAGAGCCAGCATCAGGCCGGGGTGCTGCTCAAAACTTTCTTCCGCTGCTATGCGCTCGACGTCTGCGACGAGGCTAGGGTGCTGTCGCGTGTTGGCGACGTTGAGGATGAGCCACCCGCGAGGAACCAGCGCGTACGCGGCTCGCTGGATCAGTGGACGCAAAAAACCTTCCGTCCACGCCGCGACGATCGGGTACCGATGGCACGATTGCGTCGGCTCGTCGGCATACACCTCGGTGCGGCCGTACGGCGGTGACGTGAACACAAGATCGAATGACCGCCGGTCCGGCTCGTGGTCTTCGGCGCACTTCTTGTGCACGACGCAGTCCGTGCTGGTCAGGTGCGCAAAATCCCTCGCCAGCTCTTTCAGGCCGCGCGCAGTCTGCGTCGACGGCTCGCAGCATACGTAGCGTTCGACAGCCGCGCTTGCGATGGCACCAAGCATGCGGCCGCCCCATCCTCCGCATGGGTCCCAGCACGCTACACGGCAGAAACGATCGAAGATCGCAGCCGCTGCGGTCGGACGGAAGTTGCTGACACGCTGCACTCCAGTGGCTCGGCTGATCGCCTTGCGCAATTCGCCGGCGGACATGTACGGGCCGTCGCTGTCGACGCTATAGCCACCTGTGCGGTGGCAGTGCGGTATCTGTTTTCGGATTGCGGATTGCAGCCTGGCCTCGTCATCCCATACATCGATGGGCGGCCGGTTGGTGCCGCACTTTACGCCCCAGTGGTGCGGGTGATAGTGCCAGCAGATGCCGAGGCCGTGTGCGGTCGTGCCGATCACGGATTCGCGAATCAGTCGTCGACGGTCGTACGCGGTCAGCTCGTCGAATCGGCACAGCCTGTCTGCGCGGCTCAGGTTGAAGTGCGGAAACCCAGACTGTTTGGCGCGGCTGGCAATTGCGGCGACCACTGCCGATTGCTCGCCGTCAGGCATGGCCTTCCATTCGTCCAAACCGACCACAGACTGACACCGTCCGCCTTTGCCGGTGAATCGGCCCCTGGCGTCGGTGGAGCTGCTCATGCCGCCCGCGTCCTCACCTGGAACGCCAGCCGGCGGATGCCGATCCGGTGCTCGGTGGACGCAAACCACAGGTTTGCCACCTCGACGACGCACGCCAGCACGATCAGGTTGACGGCCTCGGCCGCCTCGTCGGTCTCGCACCGCAGCTCGAGCACCTCGCGGACCTTTGCGGAGATCACGCCGATCGCGTCCAGCGCCTCGCGGCCGGCGCCGGCCGCCGCCGCCCGCCTGGCCAGGTCGGCCAGGTGGCGCTCGGGCCCGGGCACGAGCGTGGCGTCGACGATCGCGGCCACCTCGTCCGGCAGCTGCAGGGCAGGGCCGCCCACGCGGTGCCGCACCTCCGCCCGCAGCCAGGTCAGGTCCATGCCTGCGACGTCGCCCACGGGAGCCTCCAGCATCATGGCGTGGCCGGCTTGCCAGGCGTGGGCGACGCCGCAGGCATCGGCGCTCGTGGCCGCTTGCACGGACACGAGGCCGGGCACGGGCATGGCGTCTTGTGCCCGTCGCCGTGCACGATCGCGCCGGTGCCGCCGCAGTCGCTGCAGCACTTCCCGTCCGGCGGAGCCGGGTCGGGAGGGACATCGGGCGACGTGACCATCGTGGCGCGTGCCGCGGCGATCGACGCAGCCGCGCGTGCCGACTCGCGGCCGATGTCGCCCGGGTCGGCGGAGAGCCACGTGAGGAACCAAATGATCCAGCGCCACATGTGTCACCAACCTCGTCCGTGATCGACCGCTACGTAGCCGTCGGAGCCGATGTGCGATCGGATCTCGGCGTGTTGTGCCGGCGGCTCCTCGACGAACACGGCCACCCACAGGAGGCTCTTGGCGGCCTTGGCGATCCACCGCAGCACCGGTCGGTCCTCGAGCGGCCGTGGCTCGCGGGACGCACCGGAGCCGGCGTACCAGCCGACGGCCACGGCGATCACGACCATGGCCACGAGTCTGTTGCGGTCTGTCATTGGTCACCCTGTGGTGGAGGCTGGAACCAGTCGCCGTTGTCGATCTGTCGGTATGCGAAACCGTCGACGCTGCCGATCGCGTAGGAGTCACCCTGTGCCAGGATTCGCTGAAGGGCCGACTTCTCGGCCCAAAATGTGCCGTCGGGCTGGTCCGGTGGGAATTTCCCACCGCCCACGTACGCGCCCCACGAGTTGCAGATGAGAGCACCCGTGCGATTGCCGAACCGCACGCCGATGACGCACATCTGGTGCATCCACGTGCCGGCCGCGGCACAGAAGCCGTCGGCGTCGCGGTTACCTGAGTTGAAGCCAACGGACGACGCGATCGTGACCGGGTAGCCCGAGGTCACCGCGGCCACCAGCTCGTCCCACGTCTTCACCGCCACCACGTGCCGGCATGGATGCCGCTTGGCTCGCGCGTCGAGCTTGCCGTCGTCGCCCTGGCCGCCGCACCCGTACGCGCCCCACGACTTCGCGCGGTTCTTGTCGTACGTCCGCAGGTCGTGCCCTAGCACGTCCTCGCGGTACACGACGCCCCAGTCACGCAGCCAGCGGGCCGCTCCCCAGCCGGTGGCGCCGTCGCTCCACCCGCCGACCGGCGACCGCCCGGATCCGTCGCGTCCGCGAGCCTCGACCCGGGCGCCGCCGTAGATCGCTTCGCTCGCCGGCATCTTGGGCGGCTCGGCCAGCTTGCCCGTCGCCCAGTCCACGGCCTCGGCGCAGTAGACCGCGTGCATCGCGCCCCACGACACGCAGTCGCCGATGCCTTGGCGGCCGACGACAAACGGCGTCCCATACCGCGCGCGGTGCGCCTTGTCCATCTGCCGGTACAGGAACGTGTCGACCGGCACGGCCTGACGCATGGCGTCGGCGCCGGCCTGGGCGAAGTAGGGCTCGGGCAGCTCCTCGAGGAACCGGGCGACGCCCTCGGGGTCCGGCACGTAGCCGGTCAGGATCGCCGGCTGCCGCACCTCGCCGGCCGCCCACCAGAATGAGAGAGCAAGCCAGACGACCAGTGCCGCAGCCGCCACGAGACGCCACGGATGCTTGGGAGCGCTCACCTGGCGGCCTCCGCGGCCCGGGCGACCTCACGGTATGCGGCGACCCACTTCGCTTTCTGCTCGGGCGTTAGCGGCCCTCCTGCGGTGCCTGCGACGGTGTTGAGGTAGTCCTCGATCGCCTGACGCGCCAGCGGGTGTTTGGCCCCCAGCGACTCGCCACGGCACAGGAGGACGCGGCTGCGGACACGCAGCTCGTCGAACGCCACGCCGGTGCGGATGAGCGGCTCGGGCTGACTGGCGTCCCACTCGATCTCGTTGGCCAGCTCGGTGCACAGGGCGGCGACGAGCGCCGCGTCCCGGGCGGCATCCGGCCCGACAAACTTGCCGCGGAGCGTAAACGCCGCCGGGTCCGGGGCAGGGGCCGGTGCCGGCGTGGCCGGCGAGCTGGCGACGTACGACCACGCGGCCGCCGCGACGAGCGCGGCTGCGGCCAGGTGGCGGCTGTCAAGCTGCGGCCACCGCCATTCGTGGCAGTGAGCCTGAATCCACGGCCAGGCGAGCGCCACGGCGGCCACGGCGACGAGCAGGAGCGGCATCATTCGGCGGCCCTCGTGAGCGGTAGGACGATCTCGATGGCACCGCTGGCGATCGCCAGCACCAGCGCCCTGATGGCGGGTCGGGCGAGGATCCAGACCGGCCAGACGACCACCGGGACTGCCTTGTCCGCCAGCTGGTCGAAGAGCGCGGCCACGGCCTCGAGCACAAGCGACTTTTTCTCGGCACCGCTCATGCCGAGCACGGCGTCGAGCGTCTCGACCGACAGCCGCAGGAGAGCCACGAGCAGCTCGCCAAACTCGGCCCACGTGATGCCGCCGGCGGCCTTGGCCTTGGCGACCTCGAGGAACGCGGCGACCTGCGCCATCAGCGTGGCCTCGCCGCCGGCCGCCATCACCGGTGCGTCGCTGATCATGCTTTGACTCCGGCCAGGACGATCTCGTACGTGGCAGACGCCGATCCGCCTTCGATGACGATGTTGCCGGCGTCGAACCACTTGTTTGTGGGCGCCGTGCCGGCGGTCCACAGAAACACCGCACCGGGCGGCAGCCCGCAGTTGGTGCCCGCGATGTCGTAGGTCAGCGTG